ACCCATCCGAATACGTCGGGTATGTGACTGAGACCTTCAAAGGGGAAGACGGACGGCAGGTGCCATCCAGGGGAAATTATGACCGGACCGCCGGCCAGTTGATTGACGCCCTGCGCACCTGCAAAGACGACATCGGGGCAGTGTTGGGCGACAGTGACCCTGACGTGGGAGCGTGGATTCGCTTTAACCCTCTGGATGGCAAGGGCGTAAAAAACGAGAATGTGACCGCTTTTCGCTATGCCCTGGTAGAGTCTGACGAGATGAACCTGGAGGAGCAGCACGCCATGATCCGGGAGCTGGAGTTGCCGGTGGCCGCCCTGGTTTCCTCCGGCGGCAAGAGCCTCCATGCCATTGTGAGGATTGAGGCCGGCTCCTTTGAGGAATACCGCTCCCGCGTGGACTACCTCTATGCGGTGTGTGAGAAGAACGGCCTGAAGGTAGACCGGCAGAACCGCAACCCCTCCCGGCTGTCCCGGCTCCCCGGCGTTATGCGAAGGGGCAAAAAGCAGTTCCTTTTGGCCTCCAACATCGGGAAAGCATCCTGGAGCGAGTGGCGGGACTGGATGGACAGCGTCACCGATGATATGCCAGACCCTGAGAGCATGGCAGCAGTTTGGGACAACCTGCCCGAGCTGGCGCCGCCCCTGATTGCCGGCGTCCTCCGGCAGGGCCACAAAATGCTCCTGGCCGGGCCGAGCAAGGCCGGCAAAAGCTACTCCCTCATTGAGCTGTGCTGCGCCATCGCCGAGGGAGGTCCGTGGCTGGGCTTCTCCTGTACCCAGGGGCGGGTGCTCTACGTCAACCTGGAACTGGACCGGCCCTCCTGCCTCCACCGCTTCAAGGATGTGTATGCGGCCCTGGGGCGCACGCCCCAGAACCTGGACAAGATTGATGTCTGGAACCTCCGGGGCCGCTCTGTGCCAATGGACAAGTTGGCGCCAAAGCTGATCCGCCGGGCGAAGAAAAAGGATTACATTGCCATTGTCATTGACCCCATCTATAAGGTCATCACCGGCGACGAGAACAGCGCCGACCAGATGGCGAACTTCTGCAACCAGTTCGACAAGGTGTGTACTGAGCTGGGCTGCGCCGTGATCTACTGCCACCACCATTCCAAGGGCAGCCAGGGAGGCAAGCGTTCCATGGACCGGGCTAGCGGGTCGGGGGTATTCGCCCGCGACCCCGACGCCCTTCTGGATCTGATTGAACTGCCGGTCAGCGAAGAGCTCCGCAGGCAGGAGGTCAACAGGGCTGTGGGCCGGGCCGTTGCTGCCACCCTCCAGCGGGCGGGTAAGCTGGAGGAGGCGTCCCAGGATGACCTTTGCATTGAGAAGGGGGCGCTGGAGGCGGCCAGGAGCCTTTTAAGCGGCCGGCAATATGAAGATGCGGCAAAGTACGCGGAGGCCGCAAGACAGGCCGCTGAAAGCCTGACAGCGTGGCGCATTGAGGGAACCCTGCGGGAGTTTCCCAAGTTTCCCCCGGTCAACCTCTGGTTCGATTACCCCATTCACCGCGACGATGACAGCGGCGTCCTGGCCGACATCGACCCGGAGGGGGAGGTGCCGGGGTGGCAAAGGGCTATGCAGAAACGGAAGCCGAAAGAGGCCAAAGCCAAGGAGCGAAAAGACTCTATTGCACTCGCCTTTGAAGCCTGCGGCATAGACGGGAAGGTCACAGTGAGCGCTCTGGCCGAGTACATGGGCGTGACGGACAAGACAGTCAGGAACCGGTTGAAAGAGCATGGCGGCTTTTGGATTGACGAGGGGGAAGTCGGCAGGAAGTAAGGGAAAATAACGAGAATTTTTCCTTTCCCCGTGAGAGAAAAAAACGGACATTTCCCTCTGTTTCCCTTGAGAAAAAAACGGGGATTTCCCTTCTTTCCCTGTGAGGGAAAAAACGAAAAAACCTGTTTTTTTCCCTAGGGAAGAAAAAGTACCCCCCTAAAGGGGGGTAAGAAAACACGTTTCCCTGACGGTCAACGGGGGAAGTAGTCGTGCGAAAGCTCACGCACGACGACTCCTTCCCCTGACCGTTGACAAAGTAGTTTTGTGATCTGCAATACTTTAACGAGGTAAAGCCATGAGAATAGAATTTTTTATGCCGATGAAGCCACCCACGGTGACGCACCAGGAAAAGAAATGGCGGGTGGTCAAGGGCAAGCCGGTACCCTACGAGCCGCCGGAGGTGCGGGCGGCACGGTCGAAGCTGACAGCGCACCTGGCTGGACACAGGCCCGTGGAGCCCCTGGCCGGCGCGGTGCGGCTGCTGGTGAAGTGGTGCTTCCCCCGTGGGCAGCATGAAGACGGTGAGTACCGGACCACCAGGCCGGACACGGACAACCTCCAAAAGCTTCTGAAGGACTGCATGACCGCTGTGGGGTTCTGGAGGGATGACGCCCAGGTTTCCAGCGAGATTGTGGAAAAGGTTTGGGCTGAGGTGCCGGGGATATACGTCTGCATGGAACAGATCAATGCAAGGGAAAATTGCCAAGCGATTGCGAATTTGGAGGTGCTGATATGCGCGGGGTGCGCAGAAGACGGGAAATGGGAGTGGGAGTACCAAAATGGGGCCGAGTGTCCTTGCACATACTGCAAAAGACGGGCAGCAGATTGCTACTACCGCCCGCCGGAGGTATCGCCATGAGACACCAATATACCCGCGCAGAGCTGGAATCCATCACCCAGGAGACCGCAATCTACATTGAGGGAGCAGGGATAGCCCAGCTCCGATGGGGCGGCCTGGAGATTGCAGAGGGGGTAAAGGACGGGGCTCTATACTGCAAGCATATCAAACCGTTTAGCCTGGATCTGTACGACAAATACTGGACGGCCTTTGATGGGCCGCCGGAGAGGAAGGAGAACGCATGAAAACGATTTGCATTACTTGCAAAAATGACTGCAATAACGCCGGTACAACGGCCAGAATTTCTTGGTGCCCTCAGTACAAACCGGGACGAATTTTGTCCAACGCCGACCGCATCCGGACCATGAGCGACGCAGATTTGGCGAGATGGCTTGAATACGAGGGTGGAGGAGCCTGTGCAGAGGTTTATGGGTGGCTGGCGTGGCTTCAGCAGCCAGCGGAGGAGGGCGAGCATGAGTAGACCCAAATATCCGTGGTGGGGCTATGTCCGGGAAATCCTTCGGCGGTACCCTGACCACACAACAGAAGCCGAAGCCGCGGCAGTCGTATCTGCGATAGCACAGACGGGGCAGATGCCAGAGGGGCAAAGCCGTCTTGCGGTGATCCAGATGGTGTTCTTCCGCAAGACGCATACCCTGCATGGTGCGGCCCTGGAGGTGTCGTGCAGCTATGCCACGGCGAAAAGGTGGCAGCAGGAATTTATCCGAAAGGTAGCCCGGAATTTCAAGTGTGACAGTTTGATCGAAAGTTGAGCCACAAAAGCCAAACACTTGATGTAGGATGGAGACGTGGAGGTATATACCTCTGCGGCTCCTTTTCTACCGCCCGGCACCGAGGCGGGTAATATCGGGCCCCTATGTCGCCGGCCGAGCAGCCATCCCATAAATCCGGGGCTGAGGGGACGCACCCATCTGGCGACTTATATGCTGAGTATGGACAACGCTGTGGACGTGTGGCGGCTCAATACCGCCTCTCGGCTCCACGAAGATGAGTGTGAAAGGGTGAAGGTGCTGTGCTGAAGTCTTGTCCATATTGCGGGATGATTCATTCGGCTGGTTTTATTTGCCCTAAAAAGCTAGAGCGGGGTAAGAAACGGTCGAGCAAGGCGGATCACTTCCGGAAGAGTTGGGCCTGGCAGCGCAAGCGCATCCAGATCCTGAAGAGGGATTTTTACCTTTGCCGTGCGTGCAATGCGGGAGGATACGGAGTGCTTGGGGTGCCTGGGGTAAACCAGGACCTATCGGTTCACCACATCGAGCCGCTGGAGGAGCGGTTCGACTTGAGGCTGGAGAATGACAATTTGGTCACCTGCTGTTCGCGTCATCATGAGATGGCAGAAGCAGGGAAGATACCGCGGGAGTACCTGCATGCGCTGGCCCAGGTATCCCCCCGGTGGAGTGCATAATTTTAAGTGTAAATGACACATACATGGACGCACAGGAGGTTATGCACATGACTGATTATA